TCTACGTACTCGGACGATTGGGACGACCCACCAATGAAATTAGAAAAAGAGTATAAATATTATTAGGAGAACCTATGGCACTTAAAGGTAATCAAAAGAAGTTGGATAAAAACAACAACAATAGAATTGATGCACAAGATTTTAAAATCTTAAAAGCAGAAAAAGCAAAAGGCAGAGGCATGGGTTTACAAGATGAAAAAGTAAAACCTGGTAAAGTTTTAAAAGCTAAAAGAGGCACAGGTATTCTTTCAGAAAAAGGAACAAGTAAAAATTTTGCAGGTTACTCAAAAGTATTTAAAGGACCACAACACAAAGGCAGAGTTGCAACTATTAGTGGTGTAAAACCAAGACTTCCAAAACCATCAAAAGAATCTTCTTTAGCTAGAAGAGCTCTTAAAGGTGTTCAAGCAACATCTCTTGGTAAAAAACTTTTACCTGTAGTTGCTGCTGGAGTCGCTGCACAACAATATTTAAAATCTAAAATAAAAAAGAAAGAAGATAAAAATCAAAAAACGTTAACAGATTTTTACAAACAAAAGAAACCAGGCATTCCATCAGAAGCTACAAAAACAAAAAACAAAGCCTTAAATAAACTTAACAAAAAAATGGGTGGTGGCATGATGAAGGTTCCAGGATATTCATCAGGCACTAGCGTACGTCCAAGAATTATTCTTACTGATCCAGACACACCAAAAGGACCAAAAGCAGGAAGACCTAAAGCACCTCCTCCTCCAAGAAAAAGAAGACTTCCTCAACAAGCAAGAAGATCATCAGTAAGAGGAGCTGGACTTGGAGCATTAGGTGGAACAGGTAAAAAAGAAGACTCCTCAGTTACACTTGGTAAGTTTATGAAAGCTAAAGTTGATGCATTAAACGAAAGTGTTAAAGCTGGAGGAATGAAAAAAGAAAGAATTACTACAGGTTCAAATATGAGAAGACCAGAAGCTTTTGTTAAAAGTGTAGAAGCTGGAAAATATAGCAAACCAAATAAGGATGCAGCATATTACAAAAGCATAGGTTTAACTGGTGAACGTGGAGATCGAGCAGTTAAAGATTTTTTTAAACCAGATGATGTAAGAATGAAAAATATAATGGCTGGAGAATATATGGGTGGAGGAATGATGAACAAGCCCATGGGTTACAAATCTGGTAAGTCTATAAAAGTAAAATGCAAACTAGGTAAAAACAAACCTACAAAAATGTATTAGGAGGGACAATGTCCCTTACGAATATTTTACGAGGGATCGGTCGAAGGATTCTTGGTGGTAAAAAAGAATCAGCAACACCGACCACCGGACAACAACAAAAGCAGATAACTTATCAACCAAAGCCATCACAAGCTCAAGGTCAAGAGTTAGCTACACAAGAAATTAAAAACCCACCTATAGTTCTTAAGAAAACAAAACCACTACAGATGGGTGATGACGTAGCTCCAGGCTTTGGATCATCTACGTATGATTGGGTAATGAGAAAAGGTAGAGGATCTTATACTGCAGATGAGTGGTTAGATCACTTAACTTCTACAAGAAAAGTAAACTTTACAGTATTTGGTAAACCATCATCAAGAATAGAAAGAGCAGAGAAAAAATTTAAATACGATTCAGGACCCTTTGCAGGTAAGGAAGTTAATATTTCAAAAGAGGAATTGTTTGATACTAACGTTGCTATATTTGATCAACAAGGTAATTTGACTGGCGGTCTGTTAGCAGCAGCCAAAAAGTTTGGAATAAAATTAGATGCCAATGAACTTGGTGCAATGATTAAATTAAATCCTATGAATAGGTTGAAACCAATTGAGTTAGGAAGACCATCAGGTGCTGGAGAAAAATTTGATAACACTGCAAAACTACTTGGAGATAAATTACAAGCATTGAAAGTAAAGTATGCAAATGATGATGATATAGTTAGACAACTTAGCGATGCTCAGTTTGAACTTGTTGCAATTAAAAATGGTGAGATGGGAAAAGGAGCTTTTCAAAATTTAAGCAGAGCTTTGAAACTTGCGAAGGCTAGGCCTAACTTTGATCAATCACAAAAAATAGTTTTAAATAAATTAGAGGGAGAACTTAACGCAGCGGCAGCTCCACTAAGAAGCACAAAAACATATTATCAAGGCGAAAGAAATTACACACTTGATGGTGGTACTAATTACAGAGAAACAATTATGACACTTCCAGAAGAGATTGTAACCAACAGTAGACCATACAATACAGGAGGTCACTTTACAGATGTTCTCGGTGACAAAACAAATAACATTTATCACGTTAGGTTTGATACAAGATTTACACCTGATGGTAAAAAAGTATTTATGATTAATGAAATACAATCTGATGTGAATCAGAGTGTTGCAAAAAATCTACAAAAGTTTGAACAGCTTGATGGAATAAAAAGAATTAATCCTTTTCAAAAAGATATTGAAATAAAATTACTTAACAACGAAAGATCAAAACTTCTAACTTCTTTAGAAGATGCAATGACAAAGAATGATACAGCTGCTGCAAGTGCCATATCAAATCAATTAGCTAAGACAACACAAGCCATACAAAAAATGACTGCTAAGGGTGGTGCAAAAGATTACTTCCCTATGGTTGAAGCAGATCAATACGGAGATCATGCACTCAAGTATTTGATGCAAAGAGCAGCAAGAGAAAACGTAGATTACGTAGCCGTTGCCCCGTTTGACAAATTAAGTTTCCGTCAAGGATACAAAGCTGGTAACGAAAGATTTTATGGCTATGCAAATGGTAAAGGTATCAATAAAAGTGGTACTTCAGTAATGCCAAATCTTATGAAAAGAGCAGCTAGATTATATGGATCTAAAGCAGGACCAACAAAAATATCTCTATCTGATCCATCTAAACCTTACAAAAAAATATCAACAGATAGATTTAAATACCCTGATAGACATAAACTTTCAGGTAAAGAAGTAAAAAGCACGTATCACGAAGACGTTTCAAATAAGGAAGTTTCTGGATATACATTTATTGAACCTTCTAATCCTGCCTTGTATTTTGATGCATTTGCTATTAAAGTAAATCCACTAATGAGAGGTACACAAAAAACCTACAAGAAACTTGGTGGACTTGTAGTAGATATGTTTAAACCAATAAGGTACAATTAATTATGGCAATCGAAAAAGTAACAGAAGAGATCAAAGAAGAAGAAATTCAAGAAGAACCTGAAGGTTTACCTGTAGACGTAACAGTTGAAGGAGAAGAAGAAATGGTTGAGGAAAGACCTCAAGACGATTTCAACGCAAACCTTGCAAATGGTATGGATGAACGTACCCTTAAGGATATGGGTATGGAGCTTATTCAAGAATACAAAAAAGATAAAACTTCAAGAAAAGAATGGGAAGATGCTTACATCAAAGGCTTAGATCTATTAGGCACTAAGTATCAAGAAGTTACAAAACCATTCAAAGGCGCATCTGGTGTCACTCATCCGTTGTTAGCGGAGTCTGTTACGCAATTTCAAGCACAAGCTTACAAAGAGTTAGTTCCAAGTGATGGTCCAGTAAGAACCCAAGTTGTAGGTGCAGTAACACCGGCCACCGAAGCCCAGGCAGATAGAGTTAAAGATTACATGAATTATTTGTTGATGGAAGAGATGGAAGATTACACAACTGACATGGATCAAATGTTATTTTATTTACCATTATCAGGATCTACATTTAAAAAGATCTACTTTGATGCAATGTTAGATAGACCTGTATCTAAATTTATTCCAGCAGAAGATTTAGTAGTTCCATACTATGCATCAGATTTGAAAGATTGTGAGAGAATTACTCATGTTATCAAAATGACAGCTAATGAAGTTACAAAAAAAATGGCTGCAGGATTTTATAGAGACATAGAACTTATAGATTCAAATAGTGAACCTGATCAAGTTCAAAAGAAATTGAATGAGCTTGAAGGTATCAAGGGGACAGGATCAGATTATTTACATACAATTTTAGAAATGCATGTCGATCTAAACTTAGATGACTTTGAAGACTTTGATGATAAAGCTAAAAAAATTAAAATACCTTACATCGTAACTATTGATGAGGGATCAGGAGAAGTTTTATCTATTTATAGAAACTACAGATCTAATGACCCAACGTATCAAAGAATAGAATACTTTGTTCATTACAAATTTTTACCTGGTTTAGGTTTCTATGGTTTTGGTTTGACTCATATGATCGGTGGTTTGTCTCAAGCAGCAACACAATCACTAAGACAATTGATTGATGCAGGAACTTTAAAAAATTTACCTGCTGGATTTAAGTCTAGAGGTATGAGAGTAAGAGATGATGATCAACCAATACAGCCTGGAGAGTTTAGAGATGTGGATGCACCGGGCGGAAACATCAGAGATCAGTTTTTTAATTTACCATTTACAGAACCATCACCAACTTTATACAACCTAATGGGCTTTGTAGTACAAGCAGGACAAAAATTTGCTGCGATTACAGACTCAAATATTGGTAATGACTTACAAAACAGAGCTGTTGGTACAACAATGGCAATGATGGAGCGTGGTTCACGTGTAATGAGTGGTGTACACAAGCGTTGTTACTATGCAATGAGGCTTGAATTTAAAATTTTAGCAAGAATTTGCGGTGAATCTTTACCACCAGTGTATCCATATGATGTTTATGGTGGTCCAAGAGAAATAAAACAGTTAGATTTTGACAACAGAGTAGATATTTTACCTGTTGCAGACCCAAATATCATGAGTATGGCTCAAAGAGTGACCTTG